AGCGCAATACAGGTTCATGTTTTCAATCAGTTCATCCACCGCCGGAATTGCGGCCTTTAATTTTTCATATTGAGTTTCCGATAAGGAGACAAAATTTTCATGGAGGTGGAATTCTTCCCCCTTCTTTTCTTCTTTTATTTCTTTATATTCTTTTATATGTGGTTCTTTTCCGGTTTTTTGTTGGTGTGTTTGTTGGTTCTTTGTTGGTTCTTTTGTTTGATAGAGGTCGTAGTTTATGACGGTAATAAGCGAGTATCTGTTGGTTGTTTTGTTGGTTATTTCGTTGGTTGTTTGTAGGTTCTTAAGTGCTCGTTTGACTTGTTGCTCAGATAAACCAGCCTTTAATGCGAGTTGTTTACGCCCTGTTAGTAGTTGTCCTCTTTGTATTTCTATGCCTCTATGTATTGTTGTTTCGTAGTTAGCTGTTATCAGTAAATATAAAAATAAATTTCGTGTAGGTATGTCATCCCACCATTCCCATTGTGTGATTTTTTTATAAATTAATATCCATCCTGCATTTGCCATCTTTCCCAGTTGTTATTTTTGCCCTTCCTGAAGCGAGTCAGGAGCTCTTAGAAGTTGAACATTTTCCAGAGGTCTTTTGCTATTTTTCTACCGTGCCTTCTGGACTGTTCTTCAATCAGCGCATCGTCCAGTTGTTCCAGTGCTTCTTGCTGAAGACGTACGTTTTTCCGCATATCTTCTAGTTCCTGATCGGTAAGATGTGTGTATTTCATCGTGAATTGTTTAATGCTGTAATTTGTTCTTGGCGATACAGATCGCCTAGCGGGTCATAGTCTCCGATGTGGTCTTCGGTGTAATGCTCGTCGCAGTAGTCCCATCCATACCGGACAAAGCAGTTACATGTGCGGCAGCGGTATATGTTCATCGTGATTCGGTTAGAGATTCTATCCGGTCTTCCCTCATGGCTTCCCATGAAGTCCGGTAATGAGCGTCTGCGCATTTCTGCGAGCAGTAGGGGAATTGGCTGTCTATGTGTTTGCCACACATAGCGCATGTTTTTTGATTTTTCATTTTGTGAGTTTAAGGGATAGCATGAGAGCTAATGCTGTCATCAGGCCGCAACAGATAAATAACTGGAGTAAGAATTCAAGGGTTATCATTTTTTTTTGGGGTTAAAGATTTTACGATATGTTCGAAGTATTGGCTGGTTGTCATGCCGTTGTACTTCGCTAGATTCTTGAACTTGTCTCTGATTGAGTACTTGGCATAAACCTGAAAGGGTCTTGGGATTTCGTCGTAGTGATGCATAAAGAAAATTAAAAAATAGCCGCTATTGATTGCGACTAGCGACTAAGGTACAATTGAGGCTACAGGTCTGCACAAGATACAAAGTTGAAACTAACTGTAGACAAATTGAGATAATTGTTTTGCCTTGTTGCTATCGCAAGGGGAGGGATGATGTGAAAGGTCACGTATACATACATCATACAGGGTAATTTTATGAAAAGCAATAGATTTTTGCCGCTTGTTGCAATTGATTTTCGATTTTGGTATGACACAGTTGACGTTGCTATCGTCAATCCGCCGCCGTGTCGGGTAAAACACAGCAATCTTTCGAAAAACAAATGAAAATATCATGTTCAGGTTGCGGCGAGGTTCTAGGAGAATTAACCGGAGGATACACCGGAAAAATTATGTATCCGGAGTTTTGGTGTACTAATTGCTATCCAGGACTTACAAATCAGGCAGGGCAAAACGGAGGCGACCTGAATTTTGAGGTAACCTCCGTTCTTCTTGGGAAAGAAGGTTTTGACACTACACAGCCATTATCTGAAAGTCAAGAGCATTTTGACGATCCTGAATTAATGGCTTACTTAAGGCTTGCGAAGCTTAAAAAAACACAATGATTCAAGTTTTTAAAAAAGAAAATAAGCTACAGAAATTCAAGTGTTCATGTGGGAATGAAGACCCAAAGAAGTTCGGTAAGTATTATCACTACGAGATTGAAGAGATAGGCTGGCGGAAAATCAGAGTTCCAAGGGTAGGTTTGGCCTGCTTCGAGTGTGATCAAGTCATCACCCAAACAGAAATCGAAAAAGAACTTGACAACTAAACTTTTTTTAATACGTTTGCGTTGGATTACAAAGACTATTTGGTTCAAGCCATAAAGTCGGGGCAACAAACAAAGCAGGAAATAACTCTAGTCCTGCATGTTGGCAGCCATAGTAGTTACAAGCGAAGAACATTTTTTTTAAAACAGTTAATATGGCAGGTGGAAGACCAACAGAATATACTACAAGAACACCAGCCGAATGGAAAAACGCTATAGGTGCATACATTGATCAATGTCGAGACCAAGAGGTTCAAGTCGGGGAGAGTGCCAAAGGGTGGCCAATGTTGAAGCTGAGAGTCAAACTCCCGTCTATTGAGGGATTGGCTGATTATCTTGATTTGTCTAAGGACACTATCTATGAATGGGGTAAATTATACGCAGAGTTTTCCGACGCAATTCGCATGATAAAGGTCAAACAAGCCGATAGATTAATCAATAATGGGCTATCTGGAGATTATAATCCGTTGATTGCAAAATTGTTGTTGGCTTCTAATCATGGGATGGCTGATAAGTCGGAAATAGATCAGAAAGGAGAGATTAATCATAATTTGAAGATAGAATTTATCAATGGCAGTAATCCAATTACCTGATGTTTTTCAGGATTTATTTAAGCCTTCCAGATATAAAGCCTATTATGGCGGCCGAGGTTCTGCTAAAAGTCATTCATTTGCAGGTGCTTTAGTTGCGAAAGGTACAAGTGAACCTTTAAGGGTTTTGTGTGCCCGTGAAATTCAGAAGTCGATAAAAGATTCAGTAAAAAGATTGGTTGATGACAAGATAAGAGATTATGGATTGTCTGATTTTTATAGTTCTACTGATACTGAAATAAGGGGTGTGAATGGGACTTTGTTCATATTTGCGGGGCTGAAAAATAATGTAGAGTCTATCAAATCAATGGAAGGTATTAATATTGCATGGGTTGAAGAAGCTAATTATGTAAGCCAGAGGTCGTTGGATTTACTAATTCCGACTATAAGGCAAGAAGGCTCGGAAATATGGTTTAGTTGGAATCCGGAGAATGAGCTTGATCCGGTTGACATGATGTTTAGGGGTAAAACACCACCACCAAACAGTATTGTTAAGCAGGTTTCATGGCGTGACAATCCTTGGTTTAGCGAGGTTTTAAAAAAAGAGATGTTGTTTGATAAACAAATAGATTTAGAAAAGTTTATTCATGTATGGGAAGGTGGATATAGGTTGATCAGTGAGGGCGCGTACTATGCAAAACAGATCTCAAAAGCTATAGCGGATGGCAGAATAACGCGCGTTCCATATGATTCACATGTTCCGGTCTATTTGGCGTTTGATCTTGGTATATCAGATTCACTTTCGATTTGGTTTGCTCAATTTGTCGGACAAGAGGTGCATATTATTGATTTTCTTGAAAGCTCCGGCCAGCCGATTGAGTGGTACGCTAAAGAGTTAGGGGCAAAGCCTTATGTGTATGCTGACGTGATATTGCCGCATGACGCAAGGGCAAGAAGCCTTGGAACAGGTAAAAGTATTGAAGAGATATTGCGTGGTTATGGCTTTGATACAGTTATTTGTCCGAATATTCCAATAAAAGACGGGATAGATAATGGCCGTGCGTTTATGGAGAAGTGTTGGTTTGATTCATTTAATTGTGCTGATGGATTGAAGCATTTGAGGGCTTACAGAGAAAACTTTGATGACAAGCTTAGAATATCAAGAGGCCCATTGCACGATGAACACTCACATGCTGCTGATGCATGGCGGTATTTGGCAGTAGGTGTAAAGCCAAAAAACACACAGATAGAATATAAAGAGCAAGCTAATGAGTATTTAAGATCACTTAGAGGCGGCAATCCCTTTAACATCAACTTAACAACAATGAAATGATCGTATCAAACGCAAGCGATCCTGTTATCAAACAGGCGCTTAAACTGGCCGAAAGGTGCAATACAACCCACAACGAGAAAGTGAATGAGTGGACACTCATACAAGATTTATTTGAGTCTCAATTTGAGATTTGGAACCCACAAGGTACAGAAAAAATTAGTTCAAAATTACTTCAACAAGTGATCTGGAAAGCTGTTGGAAAGATGAAGTTTTTGGATTTTGACATTCAGGGGTCGGGTGCGCCTGAAGCAAATGAAAAAATAGTGACTGATGGAGTGGCAACGGTACTTGATGAGGGAGGGTTAGCTAGTTGTTTGAGAGACAAAGGCGGTGCTTTTCACAAAATGTTACCGTTCGGGGACGCGCATATTCAGTTAGGTACTGATGAAGAAAGTCCGTTTCCGATTAAATTTAGATCAACTTCACTATCAGACATATACATTGATCATAATGCGAATGATATCAGAGATTCTGTTGCTGGGTTGTCAGCTGATGATCTTTTGATTATTTATTCGTATTCAAAATCACAGTTCGAGAACGCCTATCCAGATATGGAAGGGAAAGTAGCAAAAGGTAAGATCCCAAGAGCGTATGATTCCAAGCAGCTTGAGAAAACATGGCAGCAAGAAACCTTTAATGAAGATGAGGAAATAGAGGTTGCGCATTACTATTCGATTTCCAAGAAAGCGTATGTCGTATTTGCAGGTGCTTCATGCACTAAAATCCAAATGTTGAAAGGCAAAGATTATCCGTTTATGAAGAACGGTAAAGCTTACATACCGGTAATTCATTTAAAATGTTTCCCATCAACTGAAGGTTACTACAATTACGGTATAGTGCATTTACTTTATGATATAGTGGTGGTAGCGGCCCAAATGGATAATATGGCCTATTCACACGCCGGGGACAATATAGACCCGATTAATTTCATATCACTGCCTAATGGCGGAGCTTCTACATTCTTCAACAAGGTACTGATGGCGTACGAGCAAAAGAAAGCCGGAGGTAAAGGGTTTGCTGTGTTTGAGCAGGGAAATATGGACAAAGGACAATTTAATGTCCAGCCATTACAGACAGCTCCAATCACAAACGAATGGGAAAGAGCGTTTACACGTTTAGAACAGCAAGTTACGCGTTTAGGGTTTCCTCTGGATTCAGTAGACAGAGGCGCAAGTGTGACCGCTACACAGATAATCAGTGAGGAGGAAAACGCTGACATGACAATCAAGCAGATAATGGAATACAACGCCTCTGAATGTAAGGCTTTAGTTGAGTTTGTTATTGAGATAATCAAAGAAACTGTTGATGATGATGACGATACGCCTCTTAACCTTACGACAAAGATCAAGATGGATGACGGGCAGGAGGTGCCAATTGAGGGTGTGACTTTAGGTGCGTTGGCCAAAGAGTTAAGAGACAGAAAATATTTTGTCAAAGTCAATTCCAGATCAGGGGCTATTCCGTCAAACGTCATGAAGCAAGCTCAAATAGCAAAGACCTTGGCAATGCTACCGCCCGGAAGTCCGGCGTTTAATAAGCTTGTGATTAAGGGTGCTAACTTAAATGATCAGGATATCTCGCTTGATGATATTCAGGCTCCACAGCAGCCGCAAGGTGGCATGGAAGGTATGCCGGAGGGTGGATTGAGCGAAACAGAGATGGGCGCAAGACAAAAAGGAAATAAATTACCTTTTGACCCGATCATGTGATAGAGCAAATATTAAAAAACAGGGAACAGGCACAGCGTAACGGTAAAGTCGGAATGGAGGAAATACTAGGAAGCCGCAAAAACGTCTCAAAGATGTCGTATGTATGGCGTAACTATCAGGACGTGATCAGGCTGGGTGAAGCTTCCTTATTGTTAGATTTTGTAAAAAGCCAGTCTTTCAACAAAGAACAGTACGATGCTTATCGTCTAGGGGTGACTGCAATGTGTAAGCTGTTTGAGGAGTCCTCAAACGAAATAGATATTTTAGAAAAAGCAGCAAAATCTATTGACAAGTGAACTTTTTCTAGTTCAATCGGGGTAGATCTTTTAAAAATTCTTTATACAAATTCCTATGCCAAGCGATGGTTCCGCTTCTAATGATGAACTAGAAATAGACACAATAGAAGACGAGTCCGCCGATGACCAGTCTACAGAGACTGCGGAGTTAGACCTCGATGTTGAGGATAACTCAACCGAGGACACGTCGGATTCTGAGCTGACACCAGCTGAGAAGTCCGCTAAACAGCAAATTGACAGCTGGTATGCCAAGGTAGTGGCAGGTAAAGCTGATGTTGCAGATGCACCTTCATGGATGCAGGCCAAATTATCACAAAAACTTGAGGTGATTGAAAAGGTACCTGATGTTGAGAAGATAATTGAGGAAAAACTTGCACAAAAGGAGGAGCAAAAGCAATTTAAAGCGTTACTCGATACTATACCCGCGCTGCCGAAGTTAAAGGCTGAGCTTCTAAAGGCAAAATTCAAAGAGTATAAACCTCTTGGGAATTATAAGGCGTTAGAAACCGCTCTGGCAATTACTGGAATCAATGCGGACGAATCAAAAAGGGAAGCTCGCGGAAGAATGTCTTTGCCGCCAAGTGGAAGACCGGCAGAAAAGAAGCAGGATGATGTGCTTGCAATAGCCAGAGACGAAAAGAAATGGGCGCAATTCCAGCGCAATGGCTACAAGCTCTAAATCTAACTTGAGAAAAAAGACAGATTAATAATCTGTAATTTTTTCTTAAAATGGCTAACGATTTACAACATTTTTCATCCGAGCTTTGGAGTGCTCGTGTTCAAAACCTCCTGAAAAACAATTTAGTTTCTGGGGCAATCGCTAATACCGAAGAGAGATCAACCCTCATTTATGGCGATAGAATACGCCGCCCATATCATTCAGAGTTATATGCACAGGACTACACAAAAGGTACTGCTGCAACTATTCTGGATGTTTCTACTACTGACGAATACTTGGATGTCGATCAGGCAAAGATACTACCTATCTATGTTGATGACATTGACGATATTCAAAACAAATACAAGACAATGGATAAGCTTTCAATGAGAGCAGCTTACGAGCTGAGAGATCTTGTTGACAGAGCTTGTCTTGCTGAAGTGGCAAACGCTGGTCTGTACAACTCAACAGCATGGACACTTGCAACAAACAACATTGTTCAGGCTTTAAGTGAGGCCAAGGCGGCTTTGGTAAACAACGGATGCGAAAGCAATGCACCTTGGTATGCTGTACTTGATCCGGACACTGTATCTATTATTGAACAGTACTTTTCCGCTAACGGATTCAGAAAACAAGATGAAACTCTTGTAAACGGATATGGACTTGGAGGCTATATGGGAGACTTCTTAGGTCTTAAATGTTTCCAGTCCCAAAACGTCAAATCAACAGCTACTCTGGTTTATTCTGACGATCCAACAAACGCAACCACATTGATAATCAATGGTGTAACATTCACTTTTGTTTCTTCTCTTGGAACAACAGCAGGCAACGTATTGATTGATGCTGGGTCTGATGTTGATGTTACTCTTGGAACAAACCTTGTTGCAGCGATCAACGGCACAACAGCAGGTTCTATCTACTACCCGCTTGCCGCAGCTGATAGAGCTAAACTCAAAAGACGCGGTGTAACTGCTACTTATGCAGCTTCAACAAACACATTGACTATCACAGCAGCAGGTAAGATGACTATTGGCGGGACTCAAGACACTTGTACAAGTTCAACACAGGTACTTGATCTTCCAATGGGTCAAATGGGTAACTTCGATCTGGTCATGCAAAAAGATGTTAAGTCTGAATTTGCACGTACAACCGGAGACACTTCACCTAAACTAGGTACCAATATTCTTACTTGGGCTTTATACGGTAAGAAGACTTTTGTTGAAGGTGCTCAAAGAATGTACAGACTCAGGAAGACTGCTTAATTAACCTTTTAACCAAGCTAAAAAAATGAGTAAAGTAATTGGAACAGGTTTGGAGGTTAAAGGCGCTATAACCGTCAACGGTGTAACGGTGGCAGATGCTTCCGGCAACATTGACGCTCCTGTGACCACGACAAACCTTACGACTTCTGGAAATACAACAATTGGTGACTCAAGTGCTGATACATTGACTGTTAACGCTACTGTATCCAGTGATGTTACTGTCGCGACAACCAAAAAGATAACCACTGCATTATCTAATACGGTCATGCCTGTCATGCTGACAACAGTACAGCAAGCCTTAACAGGCGCGGGTGCTGTCAATCTAACGTCATATTATACGGCATTAACCAATAATGGAGCCAATGCATTGACGCTGGCGGATGCTACTCAGCCTGGACTCATGAAAAAAGTCCAGATGATAGTTGATCCGGGCAGTGATTCAACATTGACCTTCAACACCACTGCAACAATCGTATTTGCTGATGTTGGAGACACGGCAGAACTGATCTGGAATGGTGCAGACTGGGTTCCTGTAGCCCTCTACAACATTGTAGACGGTGCAACTGCTCCGGTATACACACCGGCAAGTTAAATTTTTATCCCCCTGTCTTCGGATGGGGGGGGATTTCCTTAACAATTTGAAAAATGATTAAAATGACTCCTCAAGTGCCGATGCCAACAGATAGAGTTGATGATGCATCAACGGTCACGGCTGTTACAGGAGAAGCCCTAACGTGGTTTTATCTATCTAGTGGCGCATGGGCTTCCGCAACAGGGCAAGCAGCAGGCACTATTGTAACTGGTAAATTAGCATTTACCGGTATTTTAAATTCTATTAAAAGTGCTGTAGGTCATTTTGGTGACAGCTCTTTTAGTCTTGCAGCGGCAACAAGATTATCTATTCCAGTATTGATACCGGAAGATGTTTTGTCTGATCTGCAATTTTTATCTCCAACCGATCAAATAACTAAGATAACGCCTCATTTACCTCACAAGGGTATGTATTGCGTTGATCACAGGCGTGGTCAGGTTTGGGCGAAATCTAAGGATACAGTCGCCAACGATTCAGCTTCATATTCATACGCAGCCCCTGTAGCAGGTAGTGGCGGGCCGACATCTAATGTAAATTTAAATCAAGTCGGCGGTACGGCAGTCACACTCGGCCAAAAAACAAGCGCAAATTCAATTCCGGTAGTGCTTCCTTCGGACGCTCCGGCTTCAACAGGTTCAACAAGCTCAGGTGATAACACATATCTTTCACCGGCTGATTTTACGGCTACATACGCCAGTGGAACGACATTAACCTTAACAGGAATACCTTTTACACCGACAAATGCTCAATTTGCATCAGTTAAAAAGGTCACAGCAGGAGCAGCGGCAGTCACTTACACGCCGGACGTAAACATTATGAGTTACAACTCCTCTACAGGCGTTTTGACTGTAACAGGTGCTACTTTTGCGGCAGGTGACACGTTTGTGGTAACGATCATGGCTGGTCCGCCAAAGAGGACAGACACAGCCAACGACGCGATGAAGAACATGCCTTTAAGGGACGAGTCGGACAATTTTACCGGAGTGCAAACACTTTTGTCCGCAGCCCAAAACTTAACCGATACAGCGGCAGATGTCGGCGGTGAATTGTATGTCAGGCGTGCCAAATGGGTCAGATATTTTGTGACTGTTGATATAAACGATTCCAACAATGTCAGATTTAAGTTTCTAGCCAAGCACACAAGCGCGGGTGCGGAAGAATATGTAATTGATCCAGCACAGATTTTGGCAGCTAACTGCGGACTTTCGACAGGCTCGGCTTTGTTTAATATACCAGCCGCAGCCGCTGATGATACTTGTATCGAAGTCTCGCAGGACGCAGACGCACTTTATTGTATTCGTGTGCCTGTGGATAACTCTTTCGATTATCTGCAACTTCAAACTTATGCCGGAACAGTAGGAGGTACAGCGGGACAAATAGACGCTCTTTATGCCGATATGGGTTATTAATTTTAATAAATCAAAATTATGAATTATGAAATATTAACTCCCGAAAATTGCCAAGTCGTACTTGATTTATACGATGAGATTGAATCTCGTCATGGTTCAAGTTCAGAGATATTTACGGTTCACGGGTATTCCCTCAGAGATGTTTTAGAGCCTGCTCTAGTAGAGAGAAATAGGGTTAAACAAGCGTGGACTGAACATCTGGTCAGTCTCGAACTTGAAGAATCTTTACCAGAGCCGACATCTGAATATCTGGATGTCCAAACGCTGAAACCAATAACAGAATAACTTATGTCATTACTCGCACCAGCCGGGTCAAAAATAATATTCTGTTCTGATTTCACATCCCCTGCCAGTGTGGCGAGAAATGGGGGTGTTGTTACAGGTTCACCTACAATTAATGGGCAGCTTTCAGGCGTAAGTAATGCCAATTATGTTACTTTGCCTGATAAAGGAGTAACAGGAAGAGCGGTTACATACCTTTTCAAAGGAATTACATTTAATGCTTTATCTGGGGCAACCCAAAGGATTATATACAGTCCGCAGGTGAGTATATCGCTTAATTCTTCCAATAAACTGGTGTTCTCAATTCCTTCTGTTCCTGCTAGCGCAACGCCCGACACAACTAATTTGACCGCTGGTGTGAAGTACAATATAGCTGTAGTTTTTGACGACCCCTCTAACACTGTTTCATATTTTGTCAATACGGCAATTACCGGAACAGTTGCGATGGTTTCAAGTCCAACAAGTAGAGGTAGTATATTGATTCCTAATACGTCTGATTCTGGGGATTTTAGTCTTGATGATTTCGTTATTTCTGACAGCGCAATGACAGAAGCGGAATTGGTTGATTATTTTGAGGGCGACACCCTGTCCGAGCTGGACGCTTCAAGAGCTTTGGTTGATTTGGATTTCAGGAGTTCTTTCTGGAAACCAAATGGTGTTGCGCTGGGAACTGATTTGGATATGCAGGCGGCTGACACCAGCGCATACGGAACTATCAATGCCACTCTCAGCAAGGTTTTAACCGATACACCTGACGGTCAAAAGTTAGTTTTAAGGGTTACACGCACAGGTTCTTCATCTTCTGCCACGCAACCGATTACAACTGTTGGAGCAAGATACAGAGTGACAGGCTGGGTTCGCAGCGGAGGTGTGAACACATGGCAGGTTTCCAATCTTGATTTAATAGATTTCGGAGGTGATTCGACCGAGTGGCAGCACATAGACTCTGAATTCGTATCTACCAATTCTCAATTCCGCTGGTATGCGGCAGGGACTGTCGGGGAATATGTTGATTATTACAACTTCCGAATTGAGCGGTTGGAAGCGCAAACAGAAAACAAAGGCAGTCTGGGAGGGCATGCGCTTTTAAGTGACGGTTCGATAACTTCCGCTTTCCCGACTTTCGTTAAACCGCATGAACTTATTTTTGATGGAGGAGACCATGCACGCATAGTTCAGGTGTTGCCTTCTGATACATATTCGATAGTCATGGCTTTAAAGCTTACGAGTACCGATGCAAGGTATCTTTTTGATTTTAGAAATTTAGCTGGAGCAGGAGCAGGATATTGTTATTACACGGGTTCAGGCACGGTTACCGCCAATGGCGGGCTAACAAATTATGTAAATGGAATCGCAACCAATAATTTCGATCTTGGAAAATTAAATACTCTTATTGTGCAAGGAATGGCAGGTGAAGTACTGGATAGAATGGTTATCGGGGGACGCTATGATTTTACATTTTTAGCGACCATGAGACTGTTTGCATTTAAAATATTCAGAGGAACATTAACCGCAGAACAAGCACGTATCGAACACGCCAGACTTCTTAAAATGTTAAATGTATGAGCAGCATAATCGACAAATACAAGGCTAATATCATTCTTGACTGGGATTTTCAGGCGAAAACATTGCTTGATCAGTCTGGAAATTCACGCACGCCTACGGCTACCGGAGTAGTTTCTTGGAGAAACGGAAGCAAGAAAGTAGGTGTGGCTATGGGTGCGAATGGGTATGTTGCAGCAACAAGTTTAAATCTCACGATAACCCGATGTACGGTTTTAATTTTTGCTGATTTCAAAAGAACACCAGGGGCGACTAATCAACATTTCATGGATGCATGGACGAGTGGCACTACTTACCCTTTTCAGCTTTACCATGACGGTACTAATTTACATCTTGTTTCCAATAATGACTCAACACTTGCTGTTTCAATGGAAGGCGCAAAGATGTTCGGATTCCGTTTGGTAACAGGTGGTCGAGCAACGATTTTTAAAGACGGTAGCGTAGCAGGTGAAGCCAGTAATACAAACACTCTTTCGGGCACGACCAACACGATTTCAATCGGGAACTATCTCACAACTCCGGCAATCGGTAATTCCTGTAATTTCCCTCACTATCGTGTAGTGGTACTTGATACGGATGCGATTACTTCTGAAGAGATTTCAGAGTTCTACAATGAAGAAATGTTAAGGCGAAGTTCAGGCGATCCAAAGCCGCAAAACTTCAAATGGCTAAACAATCCCATTAATAATGAGTTTCGTACAGATTCATACTGGACTAAAGGTACAGGGTGGACAATTGCGAACGGCAAGGCTTCAAGTGATGGGAGTCAATCGGCGAATAGTGATTTGGAGCAGTCAGGTATGTTGGAAGTCGGGAGGCTTTACACGATTGAGTACAAAGTTTCAGGACGTTCAGCGGGTACGATTAACGTGCTTGCGGGAACTACAGTAGGAACAGCAAAAAGCGCAGACGGTGTATATACTGAAAGGCTTGTATGTGCTGGAAATACTAAAATAATACTAAGAGCGGATGCGGATTTTGTGGGGAGCGTTGAATATATCAAAGTGCATCAAGGAAATAAATTGTTGTATTATCCGCAACCCGAACTCTGGCTACCGACGCTTGCAAATGTAACCGCAGGCAGATTATCGAATACGGATTTTAGTGTTTTGACTGGAAGTTATAAAATTTCACAGGATGCTAACAAAAAGAAATGGATTGAGTGCGTGACAGCTGGGGTAGCATATGCTCCCATGACATACGCAGAAGCAACGTGGTTATTTGAGTTAAATAAACCAGATGGCACAATACCTCGTATTGGTTTCATGGCTTCGGTAGCAGGCGATGAAACAGCCACAGGGCAAAATGCTTACTGGGTACTTGAGACAAACGCAGAACTGATAGGCATGAAAGAGTCAGTGGCAGGGTCAGCATCTTTTAAGAATTCTACTGCCGCAGGGTATACGCCTGTTGCAACAGACCATAAGATTCCAATTTCAAGAACATCAGCTGGAGTATTCACTCTGTATATCCAATTAAACGGCGTATGGACTTCGGTTGATATGTCTGGTGGTACAGGTACAAATCCGTTCACAGATACGACAACAACAACATCAAGATACATGATTCTTGATTTAGATGCAGGCGATAAGGTCAGACCGCTTGGCATTTTTCAGGGTGTTTTAAATCCATTAAATGGCGAAATTCCTAACCTATAAACCATGAAAGACAAAATCTTTAAATCAGCGCAAATAGCCTTAGCAGGTGCGGTACTTGCGTCGCTGATTATGTTACAGCCGGAAATATCCGACTACATTGTAGACGGTTCACCTATCGACTGGCGGCCAGCTTTAAACGCAGGTTTTACGGCGATAATGACATGGGTAGTAAACACTTTGAGGGTGGTATCGAAAGGAGGCGAAAATGAGTGAAACAATGATTAAGGCTGTAGCAGAGGCCGGGTTGGGTGTTGGAGCGATTATTGCTCTGGTTATAGTGGTTATCTACCAAATGAAATTGATGTCGAAGATGACAGATAATATCAAGGAAAATACCATGGCAACACGCGAAATGACTGAGACGATGAGGTCATTTCGGGAAGTAGATCGCCAGATGATTCAAGCAGTTGAATATTGTAAAACTAAAAACCACGCATGAAAGAAATATCGGAAAAACTATACGTTGCAGCAATAGACGCCAGAGATGCAGGCGAAGATAGACAGGACGCTATCAAGGTGCTGAATCAGTTAGATAGGATCCGCTTTGAACTCATGAAGGTGATTTACGATCAGGAAATGAAAGAACACCAATATCCGCTCGGGGGGATAAAGGGCGGTGACAGGCTTATGAGGCCGGATTATGAAAATGCACGGTTGGATTCGCCTACAGATTTCTCTAAATCATAATCACTATGAACAAAGAATTAATCATGAACGAGCTGGATTTTCTGGAAGCCGAAGAACTACGGATACAAGAGATGCCAGCCGGTGACGAATCAGCACGGCAGAGAATGATCTGCGAAAAGATAAGGGCTGTTTTATGCTCTATGGATGCTGGCCCGAATTTACGGAAAGAGCAGGAACTTGATTACTTGAAAAATAAATTAATTCCTAATGAAGCAGTATGATAGACAAAAAAAAGGGATAAAGATAATTAACAATCATTATGCAAGTACAAACAATATATGATCGGTTCTCACGTTTTAAGAAAGACATTTCTGATGTTTCGAATGATTTATTTTTTGACTGGTGCGATCAAATTAACAAATACGTTTATCGCAAGCTTTTGGGGATTGATACTCAAAGATTCATCACTTCGCAATCTTATACATTCTCTGCGGGTACAACAGCATATGCGTTACCTGCAACTTTTAAATCAACCAAAGAATACGGATGTGGGCTGTTTCATGTGAATGATGACAATCTACAGACAGACCAAGCAATGACATATACAGGATTCGGGTCGGGTGATGTTGGTTATTATTTTGAGGGAGGGAATATAAATATCACTCCTTCTAATTTCAATTTCACAAAAACTTATACTCTAAAATACATTCCTAAGCAGACAGCGATTGACGCTTTGACTGATTATTTTACGCTGGACACCACTCAAACAGGAAAAGAGATTATACCTGATGAGTATGAGGATTATGTTATAAAAGCTTTGGATGTTTTGTATAACCAATGGGATGAAAACCCCGGGAGTGAGTCATTATCTGATTTCCGATTCACGAGAGTAATGGATGAGATGTTAGCGGACATTAAACAAAGTCCTAATTTTTATAATTTACCCGATAACTCAACAATGTACTTATGAGCTATCCGCCATTAGACATTAAGGCAAGACCGGATTCCGGTTACACAAGCTCAATGATGCCCCACAAAGGTCTAAACTTTGAGGATTTACCGCAAATGATGGATACAGAGTTTGCGTTGTCGATCAAAAATTATATCCCTCACAGGTACGGACTAGAAAAACGCAAAGGATTAAATAACCTTTTTGAAAGAACAGGTGCAACACCTGTCACATTATTGGAAGAGTTTACCGCTGGCGTGTGGATTGTTGGATATGGGACAAAAATTGAAGCCTACAATACGACTACAGACACTTGGACTACGATCAAAAGCGATTTCACTTCCGGCACGTTTGATGGCGAAAGATACGGTGATTATTTCTTTGTGTGTAACGGAATTGAAAAGATATGGAGGATAGGAACTAATTTGGCTATTACGGAAGTCTCAAGTTCTCCGGTATGTTCTGGATTGAAAGTTATTGGTTCAAGATTGTATGGCTGGTTTGGTGATACTATCAGATATTCTGAAGTAGACGACGGTTCAAACCCGCCGTTTGATGGATGGACTGAAACAACCGCTGCTGATACAGGGGGTAGAGTGAGTTATCGCAACGCTGGTACGATCAGATCAGTATTACAGCTTGGAGAATTGACAGTAGCGTTATCAGATAAAGGTTTTTTCGCATTTTTAATCAATACAATCGATTCAGCAGGTACTTTGAAGAAAGTCGAGGTAATTCAAAACTATACAGAAGATTATGGCGGCGCAAGGGGTGCGATATCGACACCTCAAGGAATTTTTTATCTCAATGAAGCCGGATTATGGCAGCTGGTAGCCGCTGGCAGCACGGATACACCTATGAGCAAGCAACAGATGCTCACTTCTACATTACTTGGAAGTAAATATTTCAAAGGAGTTGATCAAACAAGCTCCGATTTGGTCTATGATGTCCAACAGAACTGCATTTTGGCAGCAGTAGCCAAAGATTCAGCATCAAATAATCTGGTTATCGGGCTACAATTAGATTTAAAAGCATTTTTTGAGATAACAAACTGGAATATTAACCGATTCGCTAAGAGTGGAGACACTATTTACGGCGCAAGTTCTGTAAAAACAACAGTTTATCAGTTGTTTGATGGATATACTGATGACGGACTGGCGATACCGACTGAATATGAGCAGGAAATACCACTAAAGGCGTTATTCCATGCTCATAAACTCCTAGGAGCGTATTCAGGAGGCTTTTTAAGCCCTTCCAGTGAATTGACGGTACGATTCTCTATTTATGATATTGATGGTGATTATGCGGCCGACAAAGCTAAATACTTATGGACTGCCAATAGTTCAAATTCAGAATATGACGAATGGGGCAGTGCCAGATTCGGCGAAAGTGCGTTTGGTGGGGGCTTTGACAAAGCCGGACTTGTAGAGAGTTTTGGCGGGGGGAGTGTCCGGATAAATAATCTTCAAAGATTAAGAGTCAAAATCACAGGAGGCGACAAATTGAGACATATTATAAGTTGGCTCGCAGTCAAGACCGAACGCAAGAACGTTATTAGAAGACGCAATTATACACAATTAACATAAAACTATGGCGAATGAAACCAAGTTAAAAACCAGTTCAGAGCTGTATATAGGCCAGTGGTCAAACCCTGACGCTCCAGCTCCCAAGTTAGCTTCTCCAATAGATACTGATGATACGATTTTATCGGTTACAGCTCCTTTAAAAAACAGTGCCGGTACAGTTGTGACAGGAGGATTTCTGATGGGCATTAAAAAAACGAACGGATGGACGGAAACAATCTGGGTTCCGGCCGGCGCGGTGAGTGTTGACGGATTGACTATCGGTACTTCATTAATTCCGGTTGTTAGAGGCGTTAAACCTAACGGATACGACTTCACAGTTGGCAGTTCGGATTTCGCAGACTCACATGACGCTGATGAGCCTGTATTTTGTAATATTCCTGCTATCATCCCTGAACTCATTAGAAGTGTTTTACAGGGTTTAATTGCTTCAGGCGGTTCTGACTTCATTATTGGTGTAGATGCCGCTGGTACGGTCACTGTAAAGAGATCAACAGGCACAGGAACGTCTGTAGGATTTATGAGGTGGTATACGACAACCGGCAAAACGCAATATTCAAACAATGGTACTGATTGGGTAAATATAGATGATACGGTTGCAAGTGTACTATTCAAAGTATCAGCTACTGACACAACACCTGGGTACGCTTTGACTAAGATAGTGGCAGGTTCAAATATTACTATAACTCAAACAGGTACAGGGGGTAATGAAACGCTGGTTATTTCAACCTCATTACCGGAACAGATAACAGAACCGTCCACATACACACCCGGATATTTAACTGGTGGGGGAAGTGCGGAATCAAGCGTTGCGGCATGGGATAGCGTGACGGATGGGTCGTTTAGGGTAACGATTAACGGAACGGCAAGAAATATTGATGGTATAGATTTTACCTCATGCGTTGGTGGTGACATGGACGATGTAGCAGCTGTCATTCAGGCAGCAATCAGAGCGGCCACAGGCTCAACAGAGACATGCGTATGGTCAACAGATCATTTTGTTATTACTTCTGCTTCGACAGCTTCCACAAGCGCAATATCAGTGCTTACTACTTCGACAGGCACAGTCGGAACAGACATATCAGGAGCCGGAGCAAGTGACTGGATGGACGCTGATACAGGGAACGGAGTAGCAACAGCGGCGGTACTTGACCAGACAGCGGATGAAGGGAAGGTTGCATTACTGGATTCTACAGGCAAATTTAACAATCAATTAGTCCCGATTCCTTCGGTGATAACAGCAGATGCAGGAGAGTTAAATAAACTGGACGGCGCAAGCGCAAACGTAACAGCGGCGAATTTGAATACTTTGACAGGTGGTGGCGCTACGACGCTGCATACACACAACAGCCAAGCGGGGGGAGTGGTAAAGTATGCTATGTCCGCAATTCCTGCAAGTTTTGATTTCGCTCATGGTTTAGGCGTTGCGCCAACGTGGGTCAAGGTAACAGCGATACATGATAAAGTGCTGGCAGCAGCAGCCGTCACTCAAAGTGTCGGATATTACAAGGGTGCCGCATACTCTACTTTTTACATTGCGTGGACTTCTGCAAATCCACCTGCTTTTTCCAGTATTCAGCAGTCAACAGCAGTAGGTATATCATATATGGAATGGGCAAATTCAGGATCAACAGACGACATACAATATCAAATGACTGTTTCGGCTATTGACGCAACAAACGTGAGTTTTGCTATTTCGAGGACACTAGGAGGAGGGGCCGCAGGTAATATAATTTGGATAATAGAATGCGGATTTTAAAAATCATATAAAAAATCAACATGGCAACATATTCATCACAGGCCGAATGGTCGACAGCAAGAAATAAGGCATTATCCGGATATAAAACGCAGGGTTTGAGCAACGCTGATGCCATGTCGAAAGTAAATACTGAATACGGCAAATCGTATCAATCGAATGGGGCGTGGATAGGTGGAACGCCAAAGACTACGGTACAGCCGACTGCAAAACAACCAGTAGTACAACAACCAGTAGTACAACAACCAAAGCAGCCTGCAGTGCAGCCTATTCAATCTAATGACCCTACGCAGTTTCCGGCCAATGCTACAGCAGAGCAAATCAAAGAATGGGATTATAATAACCAGAAAGGAGTTGTAGAAGGTCAAATGCAGGAAGAAAAATGGTTGGCTGATAAACTGGGGTTACAATCTGGCCCGACTACTATCGAAGAAATTGTAGCAGAACAAAAAAAGAAATATGAACAGCAGAAAAGCTATACACAAAAGCAAATAGACTCACAGAATTTACTTGATCAAGCGGAGGCTGATAGGTTCAACGAACAAGCACAAGGCGCAAAAGGAGCTACAAACGCAGCTTATGCACAAGGACGTGAAGGAGCTGTAGCAGGTAGCGCATCCAGTCTGAATCGTGAGTTTACAACTGAAATGGACAAGAGGATTAATGAGAATCAAATCAGACTAAAAGCCGCTCAAGATCAACGTAACAATTTAATGCTTCAATTGGAAGAAGCGCAAAAATCAGGGAATAGCGATTTAATTGAATCAATATCAGGTGCTTTGGCAAATGCTCAAGTACAGATAGATAATTCCAGGGCAAATGTACTCAATGCACTTACACAAGCCAATGAACAGGCGAGGCTTGCAGAACAGTCTACAAGAGCGAATGTAGAATCATTTACAGGCCTGATTAATAGCGGGGTGACTTTGGATAATAAAGCTTTGATGTCTTTGGCAGGGCAATTGAAAATCCCTGTCGATATGGCTATGGGATGGTATCAGGCAGCGGAAGATATCAGGACTGATAAACAGCTTGATTTAAACGAAAAAAAGATAGCACTTGAAGATTTGGCTTATAATAAGCAGTTGGAATGGCAGGGGTATCGAACCGAACAAGCCAAACAGATCAAAGGGATAACTGATATGGTCAAGTCTGGAAAGATCACACAAGCAGAGGCGGGAGAACTCTTTGCCGGACTCAAAATTGATAGTAGTCTAAATCCGTTTACCAGATTGGAAATGCAGTCACAGGCGGCGGATTTAAAGGCTAAAGAGATCGGGTTGAAGTACTTGGATGCTGAAAAGCAACAGGCGTTGACGATGGGAAACCAACAGATCACAAGTAATGATCTGGATAATATGATCAAAAATGCCAAAGCGCAACACGCAGACGAAAGGGAAATACTTGAGCTTGAAGAGCTTAAGATACAGGTGCGAAAGAATGAGCTTGAGAAGAACGAGTATGAACAGAGTTTTGCGAATGAAATACCAGCTAATGATGCAAAGCAAGCCTTGGCATTAACTGGTAAAAGCAGGGTTACTCCTTCATTTGGTGAAGGCAAGAAACAGTGCGCAGAAGCTTATAATGATTACACTAATGAAGGTGGGGCGGGTGATTCATATGCCAGCAAGATGAAATTAGTCACAAAGACTGATAATCCTAAAGTTGGTAATGGTCTTGTAATACCTTTAGCGGGAGCAGGTAAGTATGGACACATTGAAACGGTAATAAGTGTTAATAATGTGAATGGTGAAATTCAGACGGTTTCATATAATAGGGATTTAAAAGGTGGTCAAACTATCCAGAGTTACAAGATTGAAGATTTAAAAAAGAAATATGGTGACAATTGGGGATTCACTGATTCAACGTTTAAACCTGAATATGAGGGAAAATTGAAAGAATTTGCACCAAAGACCACAGGGGCAACTGTTTCAACAGTAATCCCCCCAGAAGTAAGAACGAAGCTACAAAATGATGATTCTGTTAAAAAGGTTAAAGCTGCCAATAATTTAGATATGGCTTTGAAAGCATATCAAGATTTAGTTGAGGCTACACCTGACCTCGAAAGATGGGGAGCAAATAAGACAAAGCTTGACGCTGCATATACTAACCTTAAAATTCAATTTAAAAATGCTTCTGAATTGGGAGCAATTACAGCGGCAGATGTCCCATTGATTGAAGGGGCGATAAAACCGATGACTAAAGACGTATGGGATTTAACCGGCCAAGCACAATTTGGGTTAGAGGGTGGTAAACAGGGCGTACTGAATTCACTTGCAACGGCTGCCGACTTAAGTAAGCAGCGAAAATCTCAAGCTGTTAATGAGCTGAACTCATTATATCCTGAATATAGCGGCTCGGATTATTTTAAGACGTTGATTGGTGAAGAAGCACAAGATATTTATAAACAAGACAGCCTAAATCTTGGGTTGGGTGGTGATTCATTAGGATTAGGAATTTAATAATAAAAAAACATGGCATTATCAGTACAAGAATTTTCTGCAAAAATAAAAGCAAAATACCCTGAATATAGGAATGTAGATGACAAAACACTTGCTGACGCTATAGTGAAGAAATACCCTGAATACAGAGGTAAAGTTAGGCTAGAAGAACGTACTACAACTATTCCAGCTGCTCAATACCAAATGATGCATGGGATGTTACCGCAAAGTGAACAGGAGGCTTTAGAGCCCAAATTAAAGGAAGGATTACAGCAGGCAGCAAAGCAGGAAGAAGAAATGAAAATCAAGGCAGAAAACGCCATGAATCCTTTCGGAGGCGTAGGCGTTGGAGTTGCAAAAGGTGCATTGAATACCGTTAAAGGAGCGGCAGAATTGGGAGTGAAGGGGTTGGAAGCTGTTACAGGTGTAAAGGCACAAATTGATGAAGGTGTTAATCAGCAGATTGATGAAGCTATAGCGCCAAAGGGATTGGAGCAGAATATTGGTTTTATTGGTGAGCAGGTGGCAGAATTTGCTTTGCCAATGTCAAAGATAGGGAAAGCGGGTAAAGCGGCCGAAGCAGCAGCGAAAGCTGGCGGTGCTGGCAAGGTGTTGTCCACTGGTGCTAAATTAGGAACAGAGGCTGTTCTGGCAGGGGGTGCGGCAGGTGCAACAGAGGCTATGCAGGAAGGAGAAATTAGTAAAAATACACTAGAAACCGCTGCTATAAGTGCCGCAATACCATTTGTCGCAGAAGGATTAGGGGCTGTTAAAAATTTAATTAAAAACGGTAAAGTAAAAGCTGCAAGAAATGAAATTGCCAAACTTATTAAGCCTGATAAAAACGCTTATACATTTGGTAAAGATCCAGCCTTGGCAGTGGCGCAAGAAGGGATTGTTGCTAATTCATGGGATGATCTGGTTAAAAAGATTTCAACTGTGAAAAATGACGCAGGAAAAGCAGTTGAAACAATAGTAAGTACTGCTGATGACGCAAAAACTGTTTCAGTATCAGATTTATTGAAAAATAACCTTGATGATTTCGCTAAAAAGAATGCAGATACAGCAACACAGAAAACTTATATACAAAAAATTCAAGATTTGGTCAATAAGACTGTTCCAGACGTGGCTTCTGGTGAAGTGAAGATTGTCGGTCAAGTGCCAGTTGAAAATATGAATGCAAAAGAGCTTTGGGAATTCCAAAAGAAAATAGGTAAACTTACAAAATGGACAAATCAAGTTGGAGAAAATGAAGCTAATAAGCAATTACACAAACTTTACAGGGCGATTGGAGACAGACTTGATGAACTTGCTCCGGGCACAAAAGAAGCGCAGTTAAGATATGCAAATTTTCTTGGTGCTGAAAAAGCTGCAACAGCACGAGCGGCGGTAGCAACAAGAAATACGAATGCCTTGATGACTGGAGTGGGAGCATTGGCTGGAGGAAGCGCAGCAGCTGCAAGTGGCAATCCTCAAGATTGGGTACGAAATACATTAATTGGAGCTGCTTTGCCTGCATTAATAAGGTCACCGCTTTGGAAAACAAGAATAGCAAAAGTACTGGCAAAGGAAAGTGGTCAATCAACAAAAGCCGTTAATAGTGTAGTAAAAGCATTAGTTAAGTATGGGACTTCTTCTCTTGATACCAACACCAAGCCCCTAATGGAACAATAATTGCAAAAGTTATCCATCCGAGGATATTAAGCCCCGGTATAAATGATAGAATTCCAGCTAATATTGCTAATCCAACAATAAAAATTATTAACATACTTAAAATTAAGAATTAAAAATATACTTCCAACTTTTGTTTTTTCTAATATCATTAATTGTTGCTGGGTCAACACCAAACAAGGAGCTATTATATACATAGAACTGACGGTTGTCAAGGTTTTTAAATAATACTAAAAAAGGGCATTTGTTCCCAAATACCCCCTGTTAGATTTCTAAGCCCCTTTTATCGTAGGGTAACGCCACATCAAGACCTCAAAGATAAGCCATTTTATTAAAAAAAATGGTAAAACTAGAATTTTCTTATCACACACAGCCGTTTTTGTCCAGCAGAATAAGGGGGATTACAAGTTATATATTCTGTTATTTCACCATCTGGTAGCCCTTTTTTATACATTACAGGAAAATGTCTCACACCAATATGATCAGTCTTTTCAATTGTCCATTTTTCTATTAATCCATATCCTTGTGAGTTCTTTTTACCTATTCCGTGTACTTTGGTCAGTATCTCTTTGATTTTCTCCTTGTCTCCAATGCATATCCAGCTTACCTTGTTGTCCTTACAGATAGTTACTTGTACTGGCATGTCATAGTTTTTGGTTTTGGTTGAATCCACTCTAAATTTTTGTTTATCTTTCCAGTGTTCTGCGTGCTGAATATCGAAACGTTTGCGCCATTTATTAATGTACTGCTGTATTGGTTTATAGCGTGCTTTAGAGCATAAATACGTATCGCCTTTGCGTTGAATGGGGATAACAACCTCCAATGGTGGTTCATTTGGTTTGCGTGGCCGATGCATGATTTCTTTCATCTGTTCATGTACGAAATGATGAAGAATACCATCAAGATACATGTTGTGATAGATGATCGGGTTTGATTTCAGGTGTGCGGTTATTAATAACCTTTCCATTGAATCTTTCTGCAAGGTATTCTTTGATTTCATTTTTATTGTTAATCAAATACTGATTATATTTTTCTATCAGTTCAGCTTCAGGTTTAAAATCAAATTCTATCTTTCCATGGCCTGCTGATGATTTGCTGCCTAAATATGGATATTTGTCATGGAATAATGACAAAACAGTTTCCATCATTCCCACTTCTATTTCAGAAGGATTTTTCAAAATTATTTCAAAGTTTAATTCCGTTCCGGCAATCAGGCATTCAATGTCATAAAACATCTGCTGCGTGATTTCGTTTCCTTGTGAAAACGCCTCGCCACAATACTTTTTTGTGTCATCCTGTCGGGTATATCTAATGAGCTGTACCATATCATAGATTGAAGTATTACCTGTTTGAAGCTCTTTACATACTGGTACGCCAGAAGAAACAATTAGCTTACCATCAAGCATTTCATCTCCAACAGCAGAGCCAAAAACAGAAAGAAAGGGAACTGTTTCACGTAGTTTCTTTTTTGCCATTATATCAATAATGACTTCTGATTTTTCAAGCGCTCCACCGGAAAAAAGGATGTGGAATAAACTAGTAGGAAGTGAATTAGGTTCAGCTTCAATTTTCTGTAAAAAATGTTCAGCTCCAATGTTACGTAAATGTCCTCTGATAGAGTTCCCATGAATACATGGAACGTCATAAATTACATCTTCCTTTAAGATTCTTTCCCTGAATATGTTGGCTATATTACTATTTGTTTCTTCTGTATGGATAGCAGAGGAAAGGAGTTTAGCTTTTATCTGATATTGTTTCATTGAGGTTGATTAAATACTGGTTTTCTAAATTTATAATGAAACGTTTGATCATCTTGTTCTGCTTTGGAAAATTCATAGTTTTTAAACAAAATCCCTAGCCCTTTAAATTGTTTTAACCTGTTAATTTCATCTAAATCCATCCCTAATTCTTCTCCTATTCGTTTATTGCTCCATCCTGAAAGATATAACTGTGATACAAGATCAGCCATATTTCCTATTTGGTGTGTTCCCCTTGCTCTATTATGCCTAATTGTACTTGCCATACGATTACTTATTGGCTTGTCTATAATCACCACTGGCAAGCACCCTCCTGTACTTTCTTGTATATCAGCATTTTCTTTACAGACTCTGTATCGATGAAATCCATCTACAATAACATATTTATCGTTTTTTTTATCATAAAAACATACCACCGGCTGCGTGTATCCATCTTCACGTATGCTTTTTTCCAAAAGCTTCATTTCAGGTGGCGCTACCTTGTTTGGATTATAATCGTTTGAAAATACCTTATCTATTGGAATCCACTGAACATTATTAACAGGGTGTTTATTCTCCATATTGTTGTTTGTAAGATTCTAAAACGTAATAAAGATTTGGCGTTCTACCATGCCCTAGACCAAAACAGACTAGATCATTTTTATACACGCATTTGACCATTCGTCTGTAACTCGGTGCTAATGGTAATCCTTCAAGCTGTGGGTCTTCTTCATCAGCTATACGGTCTTCAACTGGAATTTCCTTTTGACTTCGCCAACGTTCAGCAAAAGCATTTATTTTGTCATAAATCTTTTTTCCTTCGTATTTATAAGCATTCCCCTGTATATAATCTTCAAAATATTTATCCCAATTATCCATGAATATTTTGAATTTATGTTTGTACCATTCAGCTTGCCATTTAGGAATTGTCTCAAGAAGAAAATCTAAATATTTACGCCATGTCATATTTGGAGGAAGTATGACTTTATTATTTCCAAGCAGGTAAGTACCGCAATAAATATTGCCGTAATTAGCTCCTGATACTCTTTGCACTACTTTTTCCCAAGTTTCAGGCTCACACTGCCGAAATAAATCCAGCCCTCGTTTTTGATCGTCTCCGTAAGGCTGACATATCCTGCATTCATTTATTGTTTTTCCTGTCTGATACATAAGATCGTAAATTTTATTGTACTCCCAACTGTTTATTCCTATAGCCTTCCAAATATCTTCTGTTTTGAAATCAAATATTGGATAGGCATTAATTATATGTTCTTCAATTTTGTTGAGATATTTTTTACCAAGAAAATTACAATCCTCGTGTCGATGTATTGCCTTCCACCTATTGAGACTTTCCTGTGTACGAATACCAATGAAGCACGCTGTTATTCTTTTCCTGCCATCTTCATATGCATACCATTTATTAAATTCATCAACAAAATCTTCAAATTCCATTGCATATTGATAGAATGGGAAAAAAGTTTTATTTGTAATTGCAAATTCAGGAGGTTGTCGTACCCATTTATCTTTTTGGTTATCATTCCAACAAATCCATTGCGGGTCAAAAACGCTTACTGCATTACGTAAATGAATCGGTAAAGCCACCCAATATATTTCAAGTACATCTTTATATTTTTCAACCATTTCAACAGCATGTTCCATGGTGGCTTTATATTGGGCTTCAAGATCAATTATCAACAATCCTATTTTACGTTTTCTTTTTCTAGCTTCAGCGCAAACCAAATGCATCATCACCGTACTATCCTTGCCACCTGAAAAAGAGAGACTAATTTTTTCAAAGTGGTCAAATGTGAATTTAATTCGTTCCTTCGCAGCCTCATAAACTGTTTGATTTCTTTGCATCTTGCCTAAGTTTAAGAATTAAAACAGGTATTGTAGTTTCATTTCGTAATATATTTAATGTACCTTTTTGATCTTCTAATATAGATTTTGTTTGCTGTTTTGTAAGCCGCGAATTAAACCGTCTGCATAATTTATCCAAGAACGGCTGTAATTGCGAATAACATTTTGCCAAAGCTTTTACCTGCGCTTCAAATTCACTCCATATTTTCATCCTCCGGCGTGAATCGATGTTATCCCAGTCAATATTTATCCAGACATCCTCAAGGACATCTGCTATTTTTTCATATATTTCCATTTGGTTTATTTAAAAAATCTACAAGTAAATTAAATTTTTCTGTTCCCCTGTGTTTTTTAAGTTCTTTTTCCAGCTTCATGAACTGTTGAAGTCCGATTACAGCAATAGCGCCAGATGGATAATTACCGGTCTTTATCCATTCTTTTGAGATTTTGAATGAATAAAGTTTTTTCATGGCATCAAAAATCTTTTTATCTTTTTCAATATTCAAGTCAACTTCTCCGTTATCTGTGGATATATAGACGTGCTCTGGTGAATTGCTTATATTACTGCGATAAAGTCTGTGTTTTTTTCTACTCGCAGAAAACGAAAGAACACAAGGAAATTCAAGTTTATTGTTAAATAACAAATCCTCGAACTCTGCCTGTTTTAATTTTCGCATTTCTTTTTCAGTGAAATAAAAAGCTGTTTTTAGCCATTCTGTTGTGAATAAAGGTGCGCATTCAGCACAAAACACACCTGTTCCAACTTCATCAAGATTCGTGAAAGTATCTTTAAGCACATCAAAGCATTCAAGGTATTCTTTACATATACCACAAATATTTAAGCCAATACTTTTTCCCCCTTCAAAGGTGATTCTTTTTTGAAGAAAAGTCTTCATGGATATATTTTAATATTTTTCTTGATCTTATTCCATCTTTTCCGCCCCGCTTTCTTGTAATGACCAGGATTGTTTTTCCTTAACGTTTCATTCATTTTACTGGCCCTGTCTCTTGCCGGTGCTTTGGCTTCCCATACGCTGATTAGGTGCATGAGATCAAGCATCAGGTCTTCTTTCATATTTTCAACGAATCCGTCATATTCCGGTATCTTGAAGACAAACGAGCCGCCAATAGGTTCAGGCTCTATTCTCCATGACTCACCATCTATTATCAGATATTCACCCTCATGGCCGTGATTGATTATCTGGTCTACTATTTCTTTGATTGTTTCTTTTTTCATGATTTTATGTGAAAATATGAAAGGCCGCGCTCGTGATTGGGTCGCGGCCGGTTTGACAACAGTATTTAGATGCTTACGCCTGCAGCTTCAAGAAGCAGGTCAAAATATTTATATTTTTCTTCTTCTTTAGCGGGGCCCAAAAGCCAAGGGTTCTCTGTCCAAGGGCTAAACGTTTCTTCCCATTTATCTTTGAAAATATTTTCTACTTCTTTATCTGAAAGATCTTCAAATTTTTGACCTTCTTCACTTTCCCAGTCTGTGACCATTTCCTGGGAATTTCCGTCACACTCATTCACTGCATCCCAGAAGGCGGAATCTTTGACATCTTGGCCAAACTTTGAATCAAGCTCTGTAAAAAATTCGTCGTAAAGTTCTTTATATGCCTCTTTTTTTGCATCCATGAAATTTAAACCGTTTTTTTCGTTTGTTTTGACTTGAGCGTTGTAGAATTTTGTAATTTGAGTCTTCATAGTGATTGGGTTAAATAATATGAAGTAGCTTACGTATCTATCATAGCACGTCACGTGCCAGAAAGTCAAATGTATTTATGTTGACAGGATGAGTTCTTATGTTGACTACTAGCGTCAGATATGCAACAGTGTATCTGCCCTGTCTGGTTGACTCATAATCAACCAGCAAATGTTCAAACACTATCGCCAGATCAAGAATAACTTTTGTACGTTTTTTGCAATCTCGAACTGGCTGATGCTCGATATTCTAAGGACTCATAAAACAGTCGACCTTTCGCCTTGGCAGCTCATCAAGGTGTTTTTTAAAAAACGTGGTTATTTGCAAGTATTCCGTTCTCTATTTTGGAGCTTTCATGACATAATAGCCGTCCAGCCAGAAATAACCGTTATAATCGACGATAAAGAGGTCACAGTTAGATTACGTGAGCTGCAAGCCGTTGAATACAAGAAAACTATAGGTAAGTATTCAATGCTGGCTACTATAGGCAGCCATGCGGTTGTTGTAGCTAGTGAGATGGGGGAGATGGTGACGATTGTCGACTCTCAAAGCAAGCGTCAATTCAGAACGGTGTGGAAGAAGACACTAGGGAATAAGTTTTATATTATTAAGTATGAAATTTTATGAAAATACTTTGTCAAAGAGATCCGCTTTGGGCCAAGGAAACAATCGGTAAATCAGGACTCACTATTGGTAGATACGGTTGCACCATCACGAGCTTGTCCATGCTCTCGTCTCAATGGGGGCCGTATATCACGCCTCCGGTACTCGCAAAGAAGCTCACATTTACGAAACAAGGTCTGATTATCTGGCAGTCAATCGAAAAGGTAATGGGGTTTAAGTTCATTTGGAGAGGTTACAGCGCACCAAAAACATCTGAATTACCCTTGTTACTTGAAGTGGACCATTGCCATTGGGTTGTTGGAGTTGGGCTTGATAAAGGCATTTATAAGATTTTAGATCCTTGGGATGGAAAGGAGGCTTTGTCTACCAGATACGACAATATAACAGGGTATGCTTCTTTTCTGCCACAAAAACAGTCCATTCCAGAACCTTCATGGATAGGTAAACTTAAAATCCCAGTTCCAACATGGATTAAGTCAAAAAAATGATAATAAAACCCTACAAACCCGAAATTGAAGATCCCCGGACTATTGGCTTGAGACGCGCCGATTGGTTAATGCAAAGACGTATCCGCGAGGTGGTGGAGAAACATGACTTCAATCTTCGAAAACGGTATTATAAGCGTCTTTCTTCCGAGAATCCTTGATGTGGGTATAAATCTGCGTGGTCATTATGTTCTTATGGCCGAGTAGATCTTGAGTCAAACGAATATCGTTTGTTTTTTCATAAACCTTGGTAGCGTACGAATGCCGGAGAGTGTGGCATGTAACGTGTTTATCGAAGATTTGACAGTATGATCTAACTATCCGCTGCATCGATACTATAGAGAGTCTTTGGCTGCCGTTTATTGCCCTTAAATTAATCCACAAACAGTTTTCGTTATCATGCCTCCTAATTAGATACTGCTTCAACCAGTGGGCGGTAGTCTGATCAAAGAATCCGAGCCGAACACGTTCACACCCCCATGATAGCCAGATGGACTTGTTTTCGTCTTCGATGGCCGATCCCACTTATTGCTGGCTACTTATTTAGTGGGAGTCCACTGTTTTAATATTACCAGCTTTTTGTTTCGCCTTATAGGCGTTTTGTCGAGCTGGCGTGTGGAGACCTATAATGGTAAGTAGCTTCTCTATTAAGCGCCGAAAGCATCATCATAGGTACGTTTATTCCACATCCCGACTCCGTAGAGCCGAGGGGGGATCTAATACTCGTTTCTATTTTTCTCGCTTAATCTATCATAATATTCGGAAACTTCTATTTCATCACAGTTCGGACACCCAACAGCCTCAATGGTGCAACCGCAATTTTCACAATATCCATATTTTGCCATAAAAAATTAGTTACCCCTCATAATTCCGCTGAGGGTTTGGCGGGTTGGTTAATGGCTTGTTCATGCGCCAGCATAAGCTCATCCGCGGCATTTCTCCATTCTATCACAGGGTTTTTCACCCATGATGTCGGGCGTGATTCTATGGCTGTCTTGAGGATTTGAATCCAGTCTTTATTGGTTAGCTTAACCCTCTCACGTTCAGCTTGGAAAAGCTCCTCCCAGTTATTGTTGGTCATGTTGACTGGTTGTAACTTTGTAAAGATAAGACACAGAATCCGTCCTGCAACCCATACACGCCCTGCAAAACGTGAGTAATTACATGAAGGGCAATATGCTGCAATGGCTCTCCATTTGTATTGGTAAAATGGATTAAATCGCCACATTGAAAATCCCTATCATTTTTCCGAAGCTCACAGGTTTTTGTTCCGTTCTCGATTCTTCTTCCCCACCTTTCTTCGATTTTTAAATTATGCGTTATCATATTGATTGTTGGTTATAAATTAAATTCTTTCCATTGCTCCGGCCTGATAGCCTTCATTGTAGCCTTCTTCTCTGGATTTGGCTTTCTCGTTGCGGATAAAAGCTTTCAAGCCCTTACCGCACTGTTTAAGTAAATCTTGTCTAATAGTGCCGTCCACGTAGCAAATATCTTTCTCCCATGCTTTTTCCATTATGGCCGCCTGTTTTTCATCTGCTTCATCATTCATAACAATGTCTTTGTATTCTTTATAGGTTTTCATTTGAGATTGTTAAACGGTAACGCTCCTGTAGAATGTCCGACATAATCCCGTTCCTCAATCATCCTGCGGACTATCTGGATAACCTCGGCCAGCCCTTCTTCCACCCATTGAGCATCTACATATTCATACTTGATGCCGTGCTCTATACCGGTGAGGATCTGGATTTTGTTCCTGATTTCCATCCTGCGCCGGAGCGTAGTTTCATTGTCCGGCTCCTTGTTGATGATCTCCTGCGCGATCAGTACCTCGCGCTTGGCTTCTGTTAGTTTGTTCATGGTTGTTGGTTATATGAATATTGGTTTGTTGTGCCGTCAACAATATATGTGGCTTTCAAGGAGGTAACCGCATCCGCCTGTATTACCACGCGATGATTCCAGTGCTTCGTAAAATAAGCCACATAAACATCATCAATAAATGATATTAGGCCAAAAAATGCAAAGCTGCCTATCAAGCCAAGAACAATGGCGGTTATGGTTTTTTCGATTTTCATGTTTTTGAGTTATTATTGTAAATGGTTGATTTCGACCTCTACCGATGGATTATTTTTGTCGTATTGCTTATAAACATGTAATTCCTGCACGTCATTATCATCCTCATATAGTACGCCCTCAAATGAATCGAGCGTCAGTTTGATACAGCCGTCTATATCATGTTTTCTTTTATCGCCGAAGGTAAATGTGAGTGACACTACTGGTGTGCTGTACATAGTACCTCCGGCGTTGATTGCTGATAGGCGTAAGAGTTCCTTATAATCCTGTCCTTCCTGCGTCATGAACATCCCATATCCGTTGCCACGCTTCCTGTAGGCGTGATTGAAGTTTACTGGTTTGGTGTTAATCTTGAATTTCATTTTTTTTATTACGGAAATAAACTAAAGGAGTAAAAAGCACAAACGCCCAAAACACAATAGTTACAATCACTACTACTCTGTAATTGTTGAATAATAGATATGTAATGTCTATTGTAATATTGATCAACAAGCCCAGTACTCCAATCATAAGCAACAGTGCCAATACAGTACCAGCAGCCTTTAATAATTCACGCATTTTATTGTTTGTTGTAATAATAATTAACTCGATATAGCCAGTCGTAGGGAACCTCCTTACTGCTACATCCATTTACCCAGCATTTAGCTAAATATTCGTTGGGGTATGCTTTATACTTGCGTTGCCATAAATCCTTAAAATCAACATAGCTCGCCTCTTTAGTTGCATACGTTTTTCCGCCGATTCTTTTGCCGTTCCGAAACTGCATGATGCCGAAGCAGTTATTTTTCGTTACACCCATACCCTTGGTGCAATCCTTTGTCTCTGCCATGGCTACAGCGTAGGCGAGCTTGTCTATATCATATGATTGCGGCTCTAGCTTTGTAGCTTCAGGTGCAGTAGGTTTTAGAGCCTCGGTTCTGGCGGCTAAAAATCGCACGCCATACCCTTTTTATCTGCCAACCTTTGAAAATCACCAGAAGACAATACGATCTCGTCATGTGAAGCTGCTATGAGTTTTAATGAAGCTCCGGTCTTCTCCGATTCGCATTCTTGTAGCAGTAAAGCTCTTTTAGTTTCTTGGATTTGCATGTGTGAGACTTCCCATTGATCCAGCGCTGCCTTATGCTGGCCTTTTAGTTCCTGCGTGAATCCCAGAAAGAAATATAACCAGACACATGTGAGAATGATCACTGCCACTCCTATGATGTCTTTTTGTCTTGCAGTTAGTTTCTTTTTCTGGTTAGATAACCTGGGTTCGTTGCCCTTCTCCTCAAGAGATAATTGATTATCTTCTGGGGAGATATTTTTTGCGTTAGTCATTTTTGTTTTGTTAATATGATAATTCCGACAGTCCAATATATGGCTGCCAGTAAACCGAAAATCCACATAGTGATTGGTTATTGCTTGAGCTTTTTGGCGATTTGTTTTAGTTTTTTATCGCTTGCAGAAATTCTTTCTGCATTGTTTTTACACTGGAGTTGTTCGATGACATCCTTGCGTAGAGATGGAATTTTATCCAGCAACTGACTGAGTACTAATGTCAGGATTGCTGCTAGTTGTGCTGGATGGCCATCCATTTTTGCTTTTTTGTCTGTGATTACGATTTTCATTTTTAATAATTATATAAATAAGAGTACAAGCCTTTCGGCCACCATCCAGATCAACATTGCTGCCATGCTGTACAGCATGATGTCCTTGATGGTACGTATTAGTTTGTCCATAAGTGAGTGTTAAGATATAAAGTGCCGCCCTGCCGTGTGATTGAGTACATACCAGCGACTAGCTGATACCTCCGCTATCGCTCGTACAGGGCAGCATTAATCCGGATTGTCAATGAGCGGTCGATTGCCTCTTATTCGTTTGGTAGTGGAATAATTAAATTCCAATATTTCTCTGTATGTCGTCTTACGTTCTCTGTTAGTTCCTCAAATTCTGTAGTTGTAAGTGAAGCGGTGCTTTCTATCCCGAAAGTAAACTTTATCCATTCATGCGCTTCATCTTTTTTCAGATTTCTATATCTGATTATCAACGCGCACATAACGCCGTGATAATATTTATTTTCTTTTAATGTTCTGTTTTTGGCTTGTTCAGTGGCTATCATTTAATCAAAAGGTAAATCTGTAGGGCCTTCCTCTATAATTGGAGCTGATTCCTTCACATTTCCGATAGTGGCTGGTTTTACGTCAGTAATCGTGTCATATCCTTTTTTATTTTTATCGAATGTAACAACTAGCCTCATTCCTACAAATTTTTGTTCATCAAAACTACCGCCGTCCATGTCAGGAAGTTCTCCTTTTATATCCATAAGCTTTTGGAATAATCCCTTTCCTCCAGTAAGAGGAGCGACAAATTTTTGTGTAAATTCAAGCGGATCAAGAGATATAGGGTCTATTAACTCAAAAACTAAGGTTAAAACATTTTCTGTTGAATTCTCTTTTAAGGGGTCATAAAACCTGTTTTCCTCAACTTCTACTGAAGTGATTATTGCTTGAAACTCTCCTTTGAGTTCTTTGTATTTTGTGGGTTTGTAATTAATCATTTTTTTTGATTTAGTTAAAAAATAAAATGATTTATTTAAATTAATGCGGGTTTCTTGGCATAGTAGCCATGAATTTTATCCCATTCTTTAGCCAACTTTTTAAGTTGCAAACAAGCCAGAAATCCTTGAAAATGTTGTTTGTGTTCGGAAGCAGGGAAACATTTAACTTCAAATTCTCCTGTAGTTTTATCAAATTTGATGATGTATTTGTCATCGTATTGAGTTCCGTGTTCTTCAGTCTCTGCTTCTTGATAGGCTGAAACCTGCATGGGCATTTCTATGTAGAATCCGGAGGAAGTCTTGAAATCTCCAGCATGAATAATCTTGTGATCCTCCTTAGCCATAGTAAAAATACAATCCATAGTTCCAGCATATTCATGTTTTTTGCTATAAACTCTTTTTTCGCTAGCTAAAAACTTAATGCCGTTTTCATTAACCCATTTCAGGAAAGCAATAACGCCATTTCTCACGTTTTCATCTTCCGGAACTTCAGGATTTTCACCCTTGATGTACCTTTCAGCCCAATCATGTACCAACGTGCCGGATGTTGCAGCTTCTTCACGTTTTGCGTTGTAAAGATTGCAAGCTTCTTCTATGAGTTGTTGGGTTATTTGTTGTTCTTTATTTAAGGCTTCCAACAAATGATCCCTTGTGAGGCGTGAAGCCCATATAAGCAATGCACGGCTTTTATCCATTTGTCCGGTCGCTGTTGTCACTCCTATCAAATAATCTTTCCGTCCGTCGATCTGGTAACGATGAGAATCGACATAAAATTTGATTTTCACTGTGTCGTTATAATGTGAGGTTATCTCTATGTTTGCCATTTTTTTTAAATTAAAATTATATTTATTTTTTTGTTCTTTTTGACCTCTTCATTCCTATGTTAAACAGTTTTTCTTTGTCGATAGGTTCATCAGTTGATTCAGAGGGTAAGGGGATTTGTAATAATTGAATTAAAGCCTTGCTAGCTTCCTGTTCAGTTAAAGCCAAATTTATATATTCTGTTTTAAGTGTTTCATTTAACATTTTTAAAGCAGACGCAGCGTCAATTGCTCCACGTTTTTTTAGTTCCAATTGTAGACTTCTAAGGTGTTGATTATTGCTAGTTGCAGCCACCTTTTGAGGTTTGGACTGTACAGGTGTATAGTCAACAACCGTTTCTTGTTTAGCTGTCTTGATTTTTTGGATGCGATTAATCCATTCAGGGAAATTCAAAGGAGCGTCATTCCCAATCATCTTTGATCTGTCCTTAGTCAATAACTTCTTGTTTGATGAAGTTTCAATCCAACGGCTGCCGTCAGATTCAACGTGTAGATAGCCTACAATATCCATGAAATAAGCTATTTCTGTCGCGGCTTTACCATTCATTGACGGTACAATTTTCCTGATTTTATCCTCATCTGTTACATATGATTCTTGGGCAATCAGAATTACGTTCATAGGTAAATCACGAAATTTTCTAAATAAATCTCTGATTTTTTTGCTTAATTCTCCCCAGTCTTGAAGCTGCATAGGGCGACCTAATCGTTTTTCTATTTCAAGCTTGATGATTTCATTTATTTCAGTAATTGAATCAATTATGACTGTTTCATATTCGTGTTTTTCGCTCAACAAATAAAAATATAAATCCTGTAAATCTTTTAGTGTTTTTATGTCTGTGTATTGCGGCATTTTATCTGCAATAGATAACAAACCGCCTTCCGCTGAAGCGTAGATTGCTTTTTCAGCTGTTCCGGTAAATACAGTTTTTCCGCTTCCTGCGGCCCCATAAATTAATGCCTTGATTTTATGGGTTTCTGGTGTAAATGTTTTGATTAACATGTGAAAAATGGTTAAAAATATTTATATTTAATGTCCGACAATGAGGCCCTTTGTAATATCGAAATCAAGCTTCATAAAGCCGCCTCGACCATGACGGCTTTTTTGTACAAGTAGCCCTAAATCAACAATCGTTATATTCTTTTCTTCTATTGCGTTTTCCAGTTCTTTCGCTTTGTCTCTGATTATTTGAATTGTAATATCAGCAGCCGCCGCTATGGCACCGCTTGACTTAAACCCGATTATTTCGGATTTAAATTCAGCTGATTGATTGTTAACTTGGGATAGAACAAAGATGCAAACATCCATTTCTCTAGCCATTTTTTGCAGTTCAATCATGTTGTTAGTAATGCGTTCGTATTCAGTTTTTTTGTCACCCTGCATGTTCTGGATGAAGTCAATAAACACCACCAGCGGTTTGTTGCCTCGTATTGACATCTCTTGAATTTTCATTCCGATCTGTTCGACTGTGTACAAGTCATCAGTAATTTCCAAATTGCTGTTTGAGGCTTTGGTGTAAGCATCAACAACCTTTCTGTCATAGCAATTCTTGCGATTCCAGTTAGGAGTTTCCCTTGTCATGTTCGCAACTATTTTTTCAAAAATCTGTTCTTGTGACATTTCAAGAGAGCAAAACAGAAGTGGTTCATTAATCCGCATTAGGTGGGTAATAAAGCTGATTGCCAGTGTTGTTTTTCCGTAGTTAGTATATCCACCAAGAACCCATAAGTGACCCCTCTGAATACCTCCGATAAAGTTATCTAATTCACTGTATCCGCATGGTATACCAACAATTTCCTGATCTTTTGTTTTTACCCAAATTTCATGCACTTTTGCAGCAACTGATTTGGCATCTGTTTTTTTGCTTTGTGTTGCTCTTGTAAGATGAATTATAGTTTTTAAAATGCTTTCAACGGCTTCTTTTGAGCCTTTGTCTTTGATTACTTGTGGAACTTTTTCAGCCATGATCATCAATGCACGCTGTTTCGATAAATCTCGTAAGTCAGCACATAGCTTGTCTGCCATGTATTCTGCTACGTACTCTGCATCATAGGCATATAGGCTTTTAATGTTTTTTAAATCTATAAACCCCTTTTCTTTATACGACTTTATGGCTTCAACAAAGTTTTCTTTGTTGATGTTATTATAAAAATCAGATGGGGATAACAGACTTGCTATGCGTGGCAATGATTCTGTAAAAAAACATAGCCATAAAATTTCCGCTTCAAGTTGTAAATTGTGTGGGTAAATCATGTTGTAAACGATTTAAGTGTTTTTTCTAAAAGTGTTTTTGGTTTAATTTCGGCCTTTTTATCTTTCCGGTTCCATGAAAGCAGTGCGGAGTAGTA